ACCTACGGAGGTAGGTTGTGCTTGCTCCCACTCCCTGCGCGTCCGCTTTTGCTGGGACGCAGGATGCTGTGGAACTGATGTGACCACCCTCGGCATGGAGGATGGTTGTGGTGACGCTGACAAGCGATCCATCGTAAGCAGTGCTTTGGATGATCGACAAGCCATTGGCGGCAAACACCGGGCGAACGGTGTTCAACACTTCAGCGAGGTCTGCGTAGCGGTTCTTGAAGTGCGGGTTGACGCTACCCTTGGTTGCGTTCTCAACTTCACTCTGTGCTTTAGAAAGGGCCTTCTGCAGCCCTGCGGTAGTATGTTCTAGGTTCATTGTTTGGTTTCTGGTGGTTTGTCCAGATGCGTGGATGTTGCCACATGTTGACACGCGGTCAATACTTTTTTTTGCGTGTAATATAACCCTCTGCGTTCCAATGCCTTACGACTTGTTTTGGTTGCCAGTCTGGGAGGATTGATCGTGGATAAGTGTCGGCACAGGTCTTGCAAATGATGTATGTCACGCCCGGATCGTAGCGCAATTCTACTTCAGATTTCTTGTGACAGGAACACTTACGCATAAGCCTGCGTGCCTCGTCGAACTCATGGTCTGCGTCTGTCACCTGCTGCGCTCCGCCCATATCAACCCTGCGTTTGCTGCGGCATATGATAAATAAACTAACGCCCAAGGGGAATCACCCTTGAGCGCATAGCTTGCCCCAGCCGCTGTGTATAGCACCATCGCGGCTAGGACAATGATTTGCTCAAAAGCCATTATGCAATGGAGTAAAATTGACCCTTACCAGTCTTGCGTAGGATAAACTTACCATCGCTGACATAACTATTCAGTTTGCGCCTAGCCGCCTCAACATTCATGTTGGATTGTTTGGCGTACTCTGCTGCCGTGAACTCATCATCGCGTTTAGGTTCCTGCACCCCAGTAATCTTGAGTGCTTGTTCTAATGAGGTCAGTGCGGTTATTGTGCTTTGTTTTGTTTTCATTGTTTTGGTTTGGTTAGAGAATGCCCATTGGTGAGATCCAATCATTTCCTTCCTTGATTACATTCCACGCCTGCCACGATCCAGTCTTCTCGTTGATCATTCCGTAAAGAAACCCATTCCTCCACGCTAGTTTCGCTGGAGTGCGGTCGGCGTAGGATAGTTGGTCAATATCTGCAAGGCATCCAACGCTGAATGCCGCCTGTCCGTCCACATGGCGACCAACATAGACATCGGGCTTGTGAACATGACCATGAATGCATGGCCCCCAGTTCTCGTAATGGGAGCGTGCGGGGTACATGGTGGCACGGAACCCGTGGATGAGCTTTGGCCCACCTTCTGGAAGCATGAGGTACTTGCTCACATGGTAAGGGCAGGTAGTGATTTTTAACTTCTTGAACTCGTCCTCAATGTCACGCCACAAAGTAGCACACCTCTCGCGGATCATTCCGTCAGAGCAACTGGTTGAGTGCAGTGCCAGACGATCATCATGATTTCCTATGGTGAGGTAGTTAGGCTTAAATTCCCGAAGGAAATCCATGCCCATCATCACATCGTCGGCTATGCCATCTGCACGCTCCTCAGACGAAGCTCCCCGGCGAAGGGGGGCTAGGTCGATGAAGTCACCAAGATGCACGCGGTAATGTGGCTTCCAGCTTTTTGCGAAGTCTAGTATCTTCTTTTTAGCTTCTTCCGAAACTAGGCAGCCGTGGTTATCTGCTGCGACGAGGAACTTTTTGTAGCTCATTGTTTTGTTTGTTTGGTTTGTTGTAGTTTTCCCCACGCTGGGAAAAACAAATGGTCAAGGCAACGCACAACACCCTCTTCCACTTCCTCGAAAGGTTTGCAATGCGCGATGCCTCCAATAGCGAAGGCAGCGTGCATCATTTCATGTCGAAGGGTGTCTGTCATTTCCTTGATGTGACCTTTCCTAAGGCTTATCGTGAGATCGTCAAGCGAAAAACTACCGAAATCTTCAAGATTTTCGACAATCGCAATTTTCACCCGCAACCCACCAATATGGATGTGCTTGGGAATGTTCATCGCGTAGCTTGGAAATGCTGGGAATCGTAACCCCAGTGTGCGCCTGCTGCTATCCAGCCTTCTTTGCTGAAAATCTCCATTATTTCAATGGGCATATTCGCAGACTTTGGCCAGTGTTCACGGAACTGATTTGTGCTTGGAGCAAGGTCTATAGCCGCTCCCCTAGCGTGTAGGGATGGCAGCTTCCCACCCCTCATTGGGCGGTTGTTGTACACGCCAGCGTACTCCTTCAGCACCCAATTATGAGGCGTTTTAGCGATGTTCTCAAGAATCCTGCGGAGGCTAGGAGCTACCTTGTGGTGGCAACGGATGGTCTTAACATTCTTGCCGTCATAGCGGATGTCGAGATCATTGACAGCTAGGTTGACCAGTTGCGTTTCATCACCCGGACGACCGTAGAACTTGGTGAGTGCCGCTTGATCTGTGGTCGGCCAAGGGTGATCCTTGGGCATGAGTCCACGCAGGTGGTCTTTACATGCCTTTATGGACTTTTCTCCCCACCAACCGTCAGGGGTGGCTCCTACGCGCTTCTGTAGCTCGATGATCTGATTGTGATTCATGACTGTAATTTACATCACAGGTCAAGACCACCTTGACCAGCTCAACGCTTTTTAATCAATTTCAGCAGGGAAAGCAAGCCCACAACGATGCCTATAACGAGGGAGGTTATACGCAGCCCCCACTCCATCTGCTCTTGGAGGGAGGTAACTAGGCCGAGGACTGGGGCGACACTGCCCACTACACCGTGAGCCATGTCCCGTGCGTGATCCATGCTCATTTGCTTGCGTCCCGTGCTTTGATGAGGCCGATGCCTGCGGTGACAGCGGCAAATGCGCCCATGAAGTCGGGTGCGCCACCATTAAGGACTTGAACGCCCACATTGGCGAGCGTTGCGACGATAGTGAGAATGCCGAGTGCGGTAGTTTTCATATGTGTATGTGTTGTGGTGATGTTATTCTCCGTCACCAGAGGGGATTGGAAATAGGTTTGCAATCGTGCTGTAGAGTACGACCGGGATTTCTGGGAAAGTTGACTGGTCGAGAACTGCGAATGTCGGAGCGTAAAGCCAATCCTTCTCCGTTACAAGATCAGCGCACAAAGCATAGTCTCCGTTGTTCAGACGAATCGGTGAGACTTGGTTCTGATACGATGGCTGCGCCGCCTCAAGACGATCCTTGAGTTCGGTATCAAGAATAATCCAAAGCTGACGGAGATCGTCAATGTCTGGAATGTCGGCAAGTAGTTGGTCTAGTGTCATGGTATTGCGGTTGCGATGTTAGACATGAGGGTGGTGACGCGAGAGTCGAGTTTTTCGAGATCTACGGATTCTCCGATGTGATAAAAAGATTGTCTTGAGTTTGTGTGCGCTGTCGGAACACCAGACGCCGAGGTGCAAAACACCAATATATTGCTATTAAACGGAGACTCCGATGCTTGAGTAATTGTTGCGTTTGTTCCTTGAACTCTCCTAATATACGCGCTTGACGATGAGCGAGAAGAACCATGCAATCCAGTAAATCCACTTAGTGCTGGTGACGACAAAGCACTATTTCTGTTCCGAGTGGAACCTGTAAGTGAACCAAGCGAACATGCACCTGCATCACCGCCACCAACTCCCATTGAAACCCCAGCAACAGTTGACGCTGATGTGAGGTATGTGCTAATTGAGAAGTTGTTTTGCGGGTCTGCGTTGTTATTGCGGTTTGAATTTAAGTACTTTGTAGAACTATTGCCAATCAAACCAGTTTTGCGGTCATAGTCCCCAGAGACGAAGTTAAAGTTAGTCGGCGCACCATCTTTCAACGGAGTCAACGCGCCAGCAAGTCCATTCCATCCCGCCATGACGCAACCAGTCTTGATGGCATTCCAGTTTCCATCCTCCTTGCATCCTTTGATGAAGGCATCGAATGAATTGACTAAGTTTAATACTTGGCTCATGACAGTGTACCTCCTGCAGCGTATCCAGCATTGATGTATTTCAGTGTGTCGATGTCGTAGATTGAACCGTCAAGACCAGTGTTTGCCGTGAACGCTAGTTCTGCCACAAGTCGGTCAACGCGGGAGTCGAGCTTGGATAAATCAAGCGACTCTCCGATTGAATAAAAGGCTACGCGGACGATTGAGTACAAACCGACAAC